CCCATGTCCTACCCCCCCGGACACCAGTGTCCTCCTAAGACCCCCTTTAAGACCAAAACTAAGACCAAAACTAAGACCAAAGAACTCTCGTCGTTTCACGACGATGTCGAGCCCGCTTTCGCTGCGTGGAATGCGATGGCAGAGCGAGCCGGTCTCCCGACCGTGCAGCTGCGCAGCGACGCTCGCAAGAAAACGCTGTCAAAACGACTTGACGACGCCGGCGGCCTAGAGGGCTGGCTGGCCGCTCTCGACAAGGTGGAGGCCTCGCCATTCCTGCGCGGCGAGCGCGGAGCCTGGAAAGCCAACTTTGAATTTGTGTCGAAAGCCGCGAATTTCGCCAAAATTATGGAGGGCAATTATGACGACAAATGTGGTCCCGCTGCGCAGCGCGAGCCAGCTAACAGCCCGGCAATGGGATCGGCAATGCGAGCTTACCTGGCTGTCATGGCCCGGCCTGACGATGGAAGTCCAGAGCCGGACGGGCCGGGATGGCCAGATGGATCTCGGCAGCACGAAAGTTACGATCGGGGCGGAAGTGGATCTAGCGGCGCTACGCGAGGTGGTCGAGGAAGCCTGCCTGCCGGCAAGCAGGGAGGCGATCGTGATGGCGGTGACCAAGCTCGCGCTGATCACGGCGCATGCGGAGAAGTGGGATCAATTCAAGCTGTCGGTCTACGCCGAGGTGCTGGCTGAATATCCAGGCGACGCCGTGCTGGAGACGATCCAAAGCTGGATCAAGCGCGGCGAGAAGTGGATGCCGACCGTTCCTGACTTGATCGAAAGCATTCGGATAAAGGCTCGGAAGCGGTTGGCTGTGCGCGAGGCGGTCGAGCGCGAAGCTGAAAGGCGCGTACTGCGGGAGATGAAATGATGGCGAAGAAAAACACATCGACTGTCGATCTTGACCAGAATGCCATGGAAGCGCTCGCGAAATTGCTTCGCGACCTTGAGCAGCCGTGTCCGGCGTGCCGATGGCAGGACTGTGACTGGACGGTTCAGTCCACCGATGGAGACCTGATGCGCGCCGATTACCGGGACCGTGCTGCGCGCGTCCTCGACATGCTGGAGCTGGACCATGCGTGACCCGATCGTCCAGCAGCTGATCGATCAGCACCTCCAGCGCGCTGAGGAAGGCCGCCGGCGTTTCGGCGGCACGATGGATCAGAACACGATGCCGCCGGTGCAGCTGATCAGAGAGGCGATCGAGGAAGCGATGGACCTGTGCGTTTACCTGCAGGCAGCGGTCGCCAAGCTGGAAGCCGCGGAGCCTGCAAAAGCCAAAAAGCCGTCAGCTGATCTGGCGCGGCTGATAGGGGTGGTGTCCGACTATTATCAGGTGCCGGAGGCGCTGATCTGCGGCTGCAGCCGAGGGAACAAGGAAATGGTGCTTGCCCGGCATGTGGCAATTCATCTCGCGAGAACAAAGCTGGGCATGACTTATGCCGCGATGGGCGCTGCTTTCGAGCGCGACCACACGTCGATGATGCACGCGTGTCGGCGGATCGAAGACCGGCTGCTCTGGCAGGAAGAGCGAGGGCAAACCGATCTGGCGGAGGACATCGAGGCGATCTCGGACCAATTGGAATGGCGCTGGTGAGAAGGTGGCTCCCGATCGCGATGCAAGACTTGAGCGGCAATGGTGACGTGTCGTGGCGGGCGATCACTGACGCGCCCATGACGATCGCGGAGGCTCGTCGCGCATATGACGCTGGAACGCACGAGATGGCTCAGCGTCGGGCGGGGAGCGGGATGCAGCTGGTGATCATTGAGCGCCGGCAGAGGTGCCGGCCTCGTCACTACTTCGCGGAGCGACGCGGCGAGAAGTTCGACCTATGGCTAAAACAAGAAACCCGCTAGATCCGCCTCCGCTCCTGATCGAGACGCCGGAGCGCCGCCAGCATTCTCCCGTCGTCGATCAGGCCATGCGCCCGAAAGCCGGGAAGGCGGTCGAGACGGTGCGCAGGGTGCTTTACGAGCACCCACTCGACGTAATGCTGCACCGAGCTTTGCTGACCGACCCGCAGCATGCCGCCGGGATCAAGGTCCGGCAGTACGCCGAGCTTGCGCAACTAAGGTCGCGCGTCACCTCTCGTTACGATCAGAGCGTCGGAGCCGAGGCCGGCCCGGAAGCGGAGGCGCATGCGCGGGAGATGCTGCGCGAGGCGATGCGCCCGCTCGACGCCAGGGAGCGCAGCGTCGTGCTGGGCTGCTGCGCGCACGGCGAGTGGCCGGGCGTATGGGCGCTGCGACGCCACTGGCCGACCGAAAAGCGGACGCCGATCGAGGCTCTGCGCAGCGGGCTGTCAGACATCGCCGTCCGGTGGCGGATCACCTAGCCATGCGGCGCGCTGCTCCGGCGTCATGATCTCCAGAGCGTCGATCAGGGCGGTCAAATTTCGGCTGCTATTCGCGCAAGCCTTGGCGACGGCGCGCCACGTCACGCCGAGCCGCTGCGCCAGCTGCTTGGCCGTGATGTCCAGCGCCTGAAGGCGCATTGTGAGGTCATGTCTTGTCATGTCGGTGGATATAAGCGCGCGCAGAAAAAATGTCAAAAAAGTTCATGTATCTCTCTTGATAATGCCCCGAAAGTTCATATATACAGTGTGTCAACAGGGGCGGGAAGGCCCGACCCAGTAAGGGAGAAAGACCATGAAACTCGGAACCCAAACAGACAGCGTCGTGAATCATCTGTACAGCCGCATGACCATCGGCGAGCCCAAAGCGACGGTTGGGATGGGCGCGACGATCTTGAGCTGGTCCGACCGCTACGCGGCGACCGTGACCAACGTCGACGGCAACCGCGTCACCGTGCAGCGCGATCACGCCAAGCGCGTTGACTCCAACGGTGTGAGCGAAAGCCAGGACTACGAGTACGCGCCCGATCCTCACGGCGCTGAATACGTTTTCCGCAAAGCGCGGTCGGGCCAGTGGGAAGAAGTGTTTTTTAACGCGGAGACGGGCCGCTGGAACAAAAGTGGCGGCTATGGCCTGCGCATCGGCAAGCGCCGTCAATATCGCGACTTTACTTTTTAAAGCGGATCATTGGGGGCCGGGGAACCGGCCCCAACAAGGGAGGATGACATGAACAATTTTGCGATCGCCGAATTTAACGAATACCGCACCGTCGCGGATCTTTTGTGGCATGCTCGCAAGCGCGCCGACGAGGCCGTGGCCGCTTTTGGCTACACGCAAGGGCGTCCCGGCATCTGCTTCGATGATGTCGCGCGCCAGCTGGAGGACATGCTCGCGGATCTACAGCCGACGATCGATCGTTTGGCGGAGGATACCGCCGAGGACTAGATGCTGTTGACAGCTCGGATCTCGAACTGTATCTTGTGTTTATCTCTATAACTCCGATGAAGCCCTGGCCCCGCCGGGGCTTTGTCGTTTGTGGGGATGGTAGCCAGATCCGCCTGCGAAGAATGGTGGGTCGGTCCTTTCTTGGTGCTGACGTGAAAGCCCCGATCCTCTGCCAAAAAAATACCGGGTCGGGGCTTTTTCATGCCTGCACCAGCGTTTGCCGCATCAGTGAAATTAAAGCCCCGATCCTCCGGCAAAAATACTGGGTCGGGGCTTTTTCATTTTGAAAGCCTAAACATGCCTGAGCCCTCTTTTTTCGACCTGCCGGAAGCGCAGGTTGGGGAGGCGCGCGTCATGCTGCGGGAGACGAGTCAGGGCCGGGTGGACGTGATCATATTCGCGTCTTTCGAGAGCGCGGCAGAGGCCGAGGCCTGGGTGGGCGCAATGCTGCCAGAGCCGGTGTATCACTGATGGCAAGGAAGTCGGCAAAGCCGATCGCCAGGACGACGAAAGGCAAAGGCCGTCACTATTTGCCAGCCAGCCAGGGCGCGGGCATGACCGCCGCCGGGCGGCGAGCGTACAACGCGAAAAACAAGGCCAACCTCAAGCCGCCGGTGACCGGCAAGAAGCCGTCGAAAGCCGACGCGGCGCGGCGCAAGTCATTTTGCGCGCGGATGGGTGGCGTTGTGAAAAACGCAAAAGGGCCGGCGACGAGGGCGCGGGCGTCGATGAAAAGGTGGAAGTGCTGATGGCGCAGGGGCTAATGCAATACGCCGCAGCGCGTCAAACAGTACCCAAAAAACAACACTACTAAAAGGCTTGATATGGGACGCCGGGCGCATGAGCCGACGGACAAAGCGCGGCGCGTGGTCTGGGAGATGACCGCGTTTGGCATCCCGCAAGAGCGGGTGGCGCATGCGCTAGGCATCGATCGCTCAACGCTGCTCAAATACTACCGCGAGGAGCTTGATAGCGCTGCTGACGCGGCTGTGACCAACGTCGCGCGCAACCTCTACTCGAAGGCGATCGGCGACGGTCGCGAAGCAATGACTGCCGCGATCTTCTTTCTGAAAACGCGGGCTGGGTGGCGCGAAAGAGACAAGGACGATCGACAAGGTGGCAATGCCGGCACGCTCACGATCCGCTGGGAAGACGACCGAGATCGTCCTACCGTATCGACCGAGGGCGGCGCAGAGTGACCTGCATCATGCGCTCAAGCGCTTTAGCGTTTTGGTCTGCCATCGCCGCTTTGGGAAAACGACGTTTGCGGTAAACCATGCGCTGCGAGCGCTGTTCTCGGCGGGACAGCCGGGTCGGCGCTATGCGATCGTGCTGCCGCTCTACCGGCAGGCCAAGCAAGTCGCTTGGGACATGCTGAAGGACTACAGCCGTTGCGTTCCGATAGCGACCTACAACGAGGCCGAGCTTCGCGCCGACTTTGGAGACATTGGGCGCATCCAGCTGTTTGGGGGCGATAACCCCGACACGCTGCGAGGCCAAGGCTTCGACGGCGTGGTGATGGACGAGGTCGCGCAGATGGACCCGCGGCTCTGGGGCGAGGTGATCCGCCCGGCACTGGTCGATCGCAAGGGCTGGGCGATCTTTCTCGGCACGCCGAGAGGGCGGAATGCCTTCTACGACTTGGTTCAGCAGGCCGAGGAGGACGACACCGGCGAGTGGATGGTCGCGATCCGCAAGGCCAGCGAGACCGGGATCGTCCCGAAAGACGAGTTGCACGCGGCCAAGCGCCAGCTGACGCGAGAGCAGTATCTGCAAGAGTTCGAGTGCTCCTGGACCGCGAGCATTCGCGGAGCCTACTACGCCCGCGAGATGGAGGATCTGACCGAGGCCGGCAGGATCACGACGATCACGCCGCCGGGCGATGTCCTGGTGCATACGAGCTGGGATCTTGGGATCGGAGACGCGACGGCGATCGTCATGTGGGCGATCGTGGGCCGCGAGGTGTGGATCTTGGACTACTACGAGAACAGCGGCGTC